CGATTCAAAGGTTCTTCATTGTTCTACCTCAAGAGGGCACATAAACAGTCTGATATTTTCTTTGGAGACTCTATCAAAGAACTTCTAGAGACAACCGCAGATGCTGGATATGATTATTGTGTAGTTCTCGCTGCAGGAACTATTCTCAAAAGTTTTGAATATGATAGAGAGATCCGAAACTTTATTATGAAGGATAAGGATTTTGGTGTTGCTGGTCATTGTCTAATTAAACCAGATCATTGGGCAGAACTTCATCATCAGTTCTTTATTGTCAATCTTCATGCATGGAAGGAAGTTGGTAGACCTGACTTTGGTACATGGCAAGGAGAGTCTGAAGAACTCCTACCTGTTTTGGAAAGAAGTGAAGAGAACTTCCATCATGACTATACTCCTCTATGGGTAAGAGTTAATAAAGATAAGAAGAGAACTAAACAACCATTTGCTGGTCAGGGGTGGGAACTTCTCAAAGCAATGTTTGAAGGCGGTTGGTCCGTTGTTATGTTGAATGAAACACTAAGACATAACAAGTTCTATCATTATCCAGAGCACGAGACTTCTCGATATGAACAGTCATTGAAAACTATGACGACTTACGATAGTCAGAACTGGAATCAAAAGAAATCTATTGAAGACGCTTTATCTGTAAAGGATCAGATTTGGTTGTTTAATAGTGAGGATATGCGTGTATCAAATGAGGGTACTTTTGATCTTGCTGTAAACACTGCAAGCGGATTTAAGATTTTTGATCTTTTCAGACAAAAGAAACTCAATCCAAAATCTAAAATTATTGTTTATGATTTTAATCAACGGAGTCTTGCTTGGTACAGACATCTATATGAGTGGGGTAGTACACCTGGGTTTGTGCAAGATGATTTAGGCAAACGACATCTGAATCTACTTGAGTGTATGAAGACGTTTCAATATAAAGAAGACTTCACTTGGATTGGTAAAACTCATATTGCTCCCGATGAACAGGGCGATCAACATGATGACATGACTATATTCAAAGATGTTTCATTTATCAAATCTCTGAAAGATACTATCAATTATTTTGGTGGATCTCAAAATTTTATAAATTATTGGACATGGTTCAGAGCTTGTAATGTAGAGTTCAAGAAAGTTGATCTCTACAAAGAAACAGATAAGTTCTGTAAGATATTCACAGGTAAAGGTAGAAAGTTTGTAAATCTATCAAACATCTTTTCTACAGACGCAACAAATCTTTTATATGGTCATACTGAGGTTCAACTTGCTCAACAGAGATGTCTATTCAATCTTTATTTGATTGATCCTGAAATCGAAGTAACTCTGTATGATTACTGGAATCGATGGAAGTATGGTAAGGTAAAGGATCTCATAGACAGTTGAGGAACTGTCCATAGACTGTCCTTGGATGGAGAAAGTGCGTTATAATTTATTTGTTGAAACGACAAAACTCATGACTCGCCTCAAGATGACCGACGATCAACTGATTGACTCCCTTAAAGATCTCTACGGAGAAACTGTCACCAGCGCTGACATCAAAGCCTGGTGTGCAATGAACAGTATGAGTTATCAGACTGTTTCTCGCCGTCTTGCCAACTATAAGTCGGGTCATGGGAGGTGGAATCTGGAAGTTACGAAAGAGACTGTTCAGGATCTGGAAGTAACCTACAATGGACCTGCAGCACTGCCTGCAATCGAACAAAACCTTATCCCTGCGAAAGATGATTCCTTCGTCCAGTTTGGTAATTTCAGTGACGTTAAAAAAATTATTAAGTCCTGTCTCTTTTACCCTACGTTTATCACGGGCCTATCTGGTAACGGTAAAACGTTTTCTGTTGAACAAGCGTGCGCCCAACTTGGACGAGAACTCATCCGTGTAAACATTACCATTGAAACTGATGAGGATGATCTCATTGGTGGTTTCCGTCTAGTTGATGGAAACACTGTGTGGCACAATGGTCCTGTCATTGAAGCACTCGAACGTGGAGCAGTGCTCCTTCTGGACGAGATCGACCTCGCCTCTAACAAGATCCTATGCTTGCAGTCCATTCTAGAAGGTAAGGGTGTCTTCCTTAAAAAGATCGGACGGAGAGTTGACCCTGCAAGTGGATTCAACGTCATCGCCACAGCAAACACTAAGGGTAAGGGTAGCGACGACGGACGATTCATTGGAACTAACGTTCTCAACGAAGCATTCCTTGAACGATTCCCTGTAACCTTTGAGCAGGAGTATCCTACTGCCACTATTGAGACCAAAATCCTCAACAAACTCTGTGATGATGGAAACTTCTGTAAGCGTCTTGCAGATTGGGCAGACATTATCCGTAAAACCTTCTATGATGGTGGTATCGAAGAGGTGATCAGTACCCGTCGTTTGGTTCACATTGTCAAGGCATATTCAATCTTCGATGACAAAGCCAAAGCGATGCAAGTTTGTCTGAATCGTTTTGATGACGAAACAAAACAGTCTTTCATGGAACTGTATGACAAAGTTGATGTTGACTTCCAGATGCCCTCTGAGAATGTTGACGATGTTCCATTTTCTTGATACAATTACTGAGGTTACATTATGAACACTGCAATGACTATGCTAGGTGGCATGTCTGACGATACCATTACCTTCACAGGTGGTACTTTCTCTGAAGACACTTTGATTGGTGCTGCACAACCTGTCGATATGAATGATATCTTCGGTGGTGCAGGAACTGATTACATTACCTTTGATACCAAGGATGACTATTCCATTGATTTGACTATGAACAACGATCCTAATCGATACAAATACAGTGAGGATAAAATCCTCAAAGAACTAAAAGATTATATTGTTAGAACATATGACCAGCATTATTCTGCTGGTGACGATAAGATTCAAACTCTTGACCTTATTGAAGCTTGTGGTGATGGTGAGGCATTTTGTCGCAGTAATATTCTGAAGTATGCATCTCGATACGATAAGAAAGGTACTGCACGTCGAGATATCATGAAGATTCTCCACTATGCAGTCCTTCTGATGCACTTCAACGACAAGAACTCTATTACCGAAACCTACAATCAATGACAACTAATATGCAACTCTCCGACAAAACCCTCAACCTTCTGAAGAACTTTGCGGGTATCAATCAATCTATCCTTTTCAAACAAGGCAAGACCATTCGCACCATCAGTGTGATGAAAAACATTCTTGCAGAAGTCAATATTGACGAAGAGTTTGAACGCGACTTCGGTATCTACAACCTGAATGAGTTCTTGAACGCAATGTCGCTGTATCAAGATCCTCAGTTAGATTTCAAGAATGAAAGTTATGTTTCTATCCGTGAGGGTAAGACTCGTTCCAAGTATTTCTTTGCAGATCCTGCAGTTATCGTTACTCCTCCAGATAAGTCCATCACTCTGCCTTCTGAAGATGTGAGTTTTGAACTTAACACTCAACAACTGGACAAATTGTTGAAGGCTGCTGCAGTCTATGGTGTCCCCGACCTTTCCGTAATCGGCGAGAATGGTGTAGTTAAGATCGTTGTTCGTGATAAGAAGAACGATACTTCCAATGACTATGCTGTCGTGGTTGGTGAAACTGCTGCGTCTTTCTGTCTCAACTTCAAAGTTGAGAACATCAAGATCCTTCCTGGTTCCTACAACGTGACTATCTCCAGCAAACTACTTTCTCGTTTTGTTTCAGAAGATAAAAATCTCGTGTATTACATTGCACTGGAACCAGATTCTAACTATGATGAATGAGTGAGTAAACGCAAACCGTTTGCGTACTATAGGAAGTGACGGTCTCTTGATCACTTCCTGATCATTCAATTTTTTATCATGAACATTTTTGTTACAGATCCCAGTCCATACAAGTCTGCTATGATTCTTCCTGACAAACATATTGTCAAGATGCCTCTAGAGACCTGTCAGATGCTTGCTATTGTGTGCTCTGACAAATGGGGTCATGGATTTGGCACCATTCCTAAGGCAGATGGTACTCCCTATGCCACTGAGAAGGGTGCTTTTCGTAATCACCCATGTACCAAGTGGGCGAATGAATTTGTAAGTAATTGGAGGTGGTTACTTGCACATGGACTTGCTCTATGTGCAGAGTATTCGTTAAGGTATGGTAAACCACATACCTGTTTTGATACACTGATGGCAGCAAACGATATTCTACCCTGTGTAGACTCTCAAGGCCTTGGTGGAGAACCTACACCTTTTGTTTTTGCTGGACCTGATGAATTCAAGTATGATACAGGTGTTGATATCTACGACAAATACAAGATGTATATTTCATCTAAACCTTGGGTAAAAGATAATTATCTTCGTATCCCAGATCGTAAACCTGAGTGGGTGTAATGAAAGCAATTAGGGTTGATGTGAAAACCCAAGTCACTGTCCTCATCAACGAGGATGATGATTACTGGGCAATCAAACACAATGCAATGCAACAAGTGCATGATGATATTCACTGGCACTTAAAAGATAAATTTCTTATTAATTATTCTCAATGAAAACTACTTTGACAGTTAGTAATGATGGAATTTTGACCTTCACAGAAGAACTACTCCAGGAAACTGGATGGAAAGAAGGAGATATGTTAGAATGGATTGACAATGGAGATGGAAGTTTTACACTCAAGAAACACATTAGTGATGTCTCGTAATGTTTATTGAATATGAATATAAACAGATAGAAGTTCCTCAAGAAATTCTTGAGTTTTGTGACTACTTTACTTATGATGCAACCCGTGAGGATTTGCGGTATATTGATTGTGTCTACATGAATATGGGTTTTTATGGTAATGATCCGGTAAAGTTGCAAGAGACTAGGAAAAGAATTATGCCCATTTTTGACTAAAAATTTTATTATGAACAAAACTGATTTCCTCTGGGTTGAGAAATATCGTCCTCAAACTATTGAAGATTGTATTCTCCCCGACTCTGCCAAACAGATGTTTAAGCAGTTTCTAAATAAGAAAGAGATCCCCAACCTTCTACTTTCTGGTCCTCCTGGTGTTGGCAAGACAACGGTTGCAAAGGCTCTTTGTAATGAATTAGGAGTAGACTATTATGTCATTAATGGATCCGATGAGGGACGATTCTTGGACACGGTACGGAACCAAGCCAAGAACTTTGCTTCGACCGTATCACTTTCTGCAACTGAAGCGAAGCACAAAGTCATCATTATTGACGAAGCTGATAACACAACCCACGACGTACAACTCCTTTTACGGGCGAATATTGAGGCATTTTATAACAACTGTAGATTCATCTTTACATGTAACTATAAAAACAAAATCATCGAACCCCTCCACAGTCGATGTGCCTGTATCGACTTCTCCATTACGGGAAAACAAAAACCAACCATCGCTGCAAAGTTTTTCGGACGTATCCAAGAAATCCTGGATACAGAAGGTGTTGAATATGATAACAAGGTCCTGGTAGAACTTATTAACAAACACTTTCCAGATTGGAGACGTGTTCTAAATGAGTGCCAACGGTACTCTGCAGGCGGTAAAATCGACTCTGCAATTCTTGCTGAATTCTCCGACATCAATACTAATGCATTGGTTAAGAAACTTAAGGAAAAAGATTTTCCCGAAGTACGTAAATGGGTTGTCAATAACCTGGACAATGATACTACTGTCATATTGCGTCGTATTTACGATGCTTGTTATGATTCCCTGGTTCCGAATAGTATTCCTGCTGCTGTGCTTGTCATTGCTAAGTATCAGTATCAAGTGGCATTTGTGGCAGATCAGGAAATAAATCTTCTTGCAGCATTGACTGAAATCATGGTGGAGTGTGAATTCAAATGAGACAAGATAAAATTGACACACAGGGTATGAGTCTTCCTGGTAAATCAAAGAAACCAAATAGTTATGATCCTATGCCAGTAAAGCACCGTACAATCTTCACTCCAGAAGAACGTATTGAGTTGAAGCAGATTATCAACGAAGCACTTGATGAGAGAGAAAAAAATGAAGCATCGTGATAACTATTACGTCAAGTTTGATGATGATGAACTACGACAGATCTTGAAAGAGATTAGTAACGAAGAAGTTAAAGAAAGAATAAGGAGCGCATTGGGGGAGACTGTTGATCCTATAGATAAGTTCCACGCAACTATCGCATATTATAATGAAGTTTAAAGCATTAGTATTTGTCCGACTAAGATCACAGGTTGATGACTCAGCAGGTAATGCTGTGAGAGATGCCTGTAAGAGATTGTCCGAGTTAGATATCAAGAAACTTAGATTGGGTAAGGTCATCGACGTTTGGTTGGAAGCAGAGACCAGAGA